GACGCGCTGACGGCGGCGGGCGCAATGGTGGGCGAGGAAGCAACGACCGATCCTTTGGGCGGTTTAGTGCGTGGGCCTTCGCCTGGATCGCGGGAATCGCACGCTCCGGACCGACGCGCAACGATTGCAGTTTCGGCCCATCCACCATCGGGCGCTGATCCAGCGGTACTGAGATTGCTTACGGCAGCTCTGGGTAAAAACGGGCCCGGTCATCAAGCGTTGATGGACATTGCGCATGACTGCATAGGGAAATTAACCGATGGAATGTGCTGCACCACTTCCAAGGCCGGCGCACGGCATTCTCAGGACACGATGAGCCATCTAACAACGGCGCACAACCACCTAGTCCTCGCTGGAGCGAAATGCGATGCCGCGGATCTGCTCTCCGGCGCAGAAAATCGAGGACGAGACCTAGAGCCGATCAAGATTGCAACTGGGGATCTCGCCAAAGTGCTAGCAGAAGAGCGAGCAGAAAAAGCAGCTTTGATTGCGACTTTGACCAATATATTGCCCAGGCTTGATCAGTTGACAAAAAGAGTAGAAGACATAGCACGGACGCCGTTGCCGCCGCTTGCTGCAGCCAAGCACGTATCATCCATATCGAAGCAGCAAGACGCAGGCGCTGGTGGTTTCTCCGCCAACGAACTTGGTGAAGCTTTTGCTCGAATGAGCAAAGAAGAACAGACGCTGACATTGATTAAGGCAAGCTACGCTCGCCCGATCCATCCACCCGGTTTCACTCCGACAAAAAACGTTCGCAGTGAATGAACGCGGCTCATTGGCCGCAACTGAACCGGCTCTACCCGGTTTTCTTTGCCCCCCATTTGGGAGGAAAGTGAAATGAATTCGATCACCCAGGAATCTTTGGAACAGTTTAAGAGAGCATTGGCTGCACCGAATGACGGGCTCGCCAAGTCGATCTCAACGGCGACCGGCCTCGTGGCGTATGACCTGCAGGCGCCAGCGAAAAACCTTTATCCATTTGTTACGCCGATCCGCAATGTCATGCCGCGCGTAGGCGGCGGCACCGGCACCGCCACGAATTGGCGCCAGGTCAATGCCATCATCGGCTCCGGATTTGATGCGATGGGCTGGGTGCCGGAAGGCCAGCGCTCCGGCCAGATGTCGTATTCCACCTCGAGCAAGTCCGCCACGTTCGTGACCATTGGTGAGGAGGACGCGGCGACGTTTGAGGCCATTTCAGCCGGTCGCGAGTTCGAAGACATCCAAGCGCGGATGACCTTCCGACTGCTGCAGAAGATGATGCTCAAAGAGGAAATGGCGATTTTAGCGGGCAATGCATCGCTACAGCTGGGCACACCGTCGACCCCGACCCTATCGGCCTCGGGCACCGGCGCCACACTGCCCGCCGCTACTTATTTCGTTAAAGTCGCAGCCCTGACGCTCGAGGGCTATCAAAATTCCAGTGTAACAGCCGGGGTTGCGACAACTAAAACCATTACTGGTGTCGACGGTAAGACGTTTACGCTGAACGGTGGTTCGTCTAACATCAGCGGCGAGGCAAGTCAGCCGGTAACCTTGGGTCAATCATTGTTCTGCAGTGTTGCAGCGATTCAAGGAGCAGTGGCTTACGCCTGGTACATCTCGAGCTCGACCGGTTCCGAGACGCTGCAGGCAATAACGACGCTGAACGGCCTCGCGGTTTCAACCCCCTTGAGTGTCGGCAACCAGCCGCAATCTGCAATCGCCGGCGACAACTCGGCCAACCCGAGCTACGCCTATAATGGACTGCTGACCACAGCACTAATGACCGGCTCGAACGCCTATGTCAACACCATGGCCACGGGTACTCCGGGAACCGGCACCCCGCTGACCGCTTCCGGCCGCGGATCCGTGGTCGAGATCGACAACATGTTCCAGGCGATGTGGAACAATTTCGAGTTGTCGCCAACGGTCCTTTATGTCAACTCTCAGGAATTGAAGAACATCACGACAAAAGTGCTCTCTAACGCATCGGGCCCGCTGCTGCGCTATGAGACTCCCGCAGACGGCAGTGACGGCGAATATCAGCTGACGGCGTCGGGTACGGTGCAATTCTACTATAATCCATTCGCGATTTATGGCGGTCTGCGTATCCCGATCAGAATTCATCCGCGGGTGCCGCCGGGAACCATTCTCGGATGGGCCGAAAACCTGCCGATCCAATACCAATCGAACGAAGTTCCCAACGTCGCCGAGCTCAAAACCAGACAGGATTACTATCAGATCGACTGGCCGATTGTTACGCGTCAACGCCAGGTCGGGGTTTATGCCGAGGAGGTCCTGGCTGTGTATGCGCCCTTCGCAATGGGCGTGATTACTAACATCGCCAACGGCTAAACGGGTCCCGTCCATGCTGATAGCGTTGCGAGCCGAGTTTGGCCAAGATGAGGCGAACCACGGAACCGAGCGCTATCGCGTGGGTGACGACCGCGTCGTGTTAGTGCCGAGGATGGTTGCAATTTACTTGGTCAATAATGCCGGATTCTGCGTGGTGAGACGACCTGACGCGAAGCACCCCAATCCCGCCCCGCTCGACTTACAGCCGCCTTTCTTGGTCCGGGTGCAACATCCGACGGCCACCGTGTGCAACTACGGCGGATGCGAATATCGGGCCGATGAGAAAGGGGAATTTCTCGTCCCGGCGAGGGCAGTTGCTGATCTGACGGGCCATGGCTTCATCCCCCTAGGGCCCGCAGACGGTCTAGCGGAATCCTCTTCCGCATTGGTGTTAGCCCCGCCAACCGGCGAACAGCCGAAAACATTTGCGGCGAAGGGCATCGGCGGCAACGTATGACGAGCCGCGAGGATCGACGTGATGACATACGGTGACCTGACGAACTTGGCGGATGTCAAAACCTGGCTGCAGACCGGGCAGAGCGCCTTCCCGCCGACTGATGACGCGCTCCTGACGCGGCTCATCACTGCGGCAAGCCAATTCATGCAAACCTGGCTTAACCGAAATATGGCCATTGCCGATTACATCGAGGTGCGCGACGGCAGCGGTGGCCAGCGCCTTCAGTTCGCCTGTTTTCCGGTCAGCGCGGTATTGTCGCTGATGATCGACGACGTTGCTATCCCGCCGGCGCCGCCTGCTTTGCCAAGCACCGGCTTGAATGCCGGTTATGTCTTTTCGCCTACTCAGCTAGCGGTCCGCGGCTTTTATTTTAAACGGGGGGCGCAAAATATTGCTTTTTCGTACACGGCTGGTTATCCCGCGCCTCCGCCGGAGATTGCGCAGGCGTGTATCGAACTCGTGGCGTTGCGCTACCGTGAGCGAACGCGGATCGGCGAGGTCTCCAAAGCGCTTGGTGCAGGTGAGACGGTCAGCTATTCGCAAAAAGATATGAGCGCATCGATCTCGACAGCGCTTCAGCAGTATCGCCTGGTAGCCCCAATTTTCGCCGGGCCTGTGATGATCGCGCCGACCGCTACCGATCCGGCGATCATCGGGGGCGCGCTGTGATTTCGGCCCGATTGGCAGGTGACGACGCGGCGCAGCGTCGGCTGAAAGCGTTGGGAGAAACGGCCGGAACCGGAATCGCGCGGGCGATTGCAAAGCTCGGGATCGATCTGAGAAATTCCGTTCAACAGGACAAGCTAAGCGGCCAGGTTCTTCGCCCGCGCAGCGGCTCGCTCAGAGACGGGATAGCCGTGCAAATGGATCAGAGCAGGACCGGGGTCAGCGCAACCATATATAGCAATGTCGTTTATGCCGCCGCTCAGGAATTTGGGTACGCAGGTAGGGAAAACGTGCGGGCAAGTTTACGGCGAGTCACGATGGCGTTTGGACATCCAATCGCACCTGCAACAGTCAGCGTAAATGCGTATAGCCGGCGAGTGGATCTGCCGCAACGTTCCTTTCTGCGCTCAAGTCTCGAAGACATGGCTTCTCACATTGGTACGGCTGTTGATGATGCCTTGCGCGAGGCGCTGCAATGATCGACCGTGAGGCGATTTACGCGGCCCTGTGGACTTTGGCCTCGGGGGCGGCGAATTTTGCCAGCGCCAATCGTCGCCTGCGGCATTGGTCCGACGTTGCCCCCGCTGAACAGCCGGCACTGTTCATGAGCGAAAAAGGTGGTCACGCCTCGGTCAAGGCACTGGGTGCCCCGATTGTCTGGACCCTGTTTGCCGATTGTTACATTTATGTCCATTGCTGTGACCCCTACACCCCGCCGGCACAAATCCTGAACCCATTGCTCGATGCGCTGGAGCAGGCGCTGGCCCCCTCTATGGCGAGCGGGATCCAAAATCTCGGACTCCCCGCTATGGTCCAGCACGCCTATATCGCCGGCAAGATCCAGACTGACGAGGGGGTTCTCGGAGACCAGGCTATCGCGATCGTTCCGGTCGAAATCCTCTGTCTCTAAGTTCGGGCTCCCACACCCCAACACCCGCCGTTCGGGACGCTGAGAGGCAGTCCTGGGGCTCCATGATAATCGCGCCAAGACGGCGCCGCTGGACGGGTTTTTGGGTTGCGTTTCGCGCCATCACTGAGCGGCGCGTGGGATTTGCCAATACGCGCTCGGGCGACTGCAGCCTGTACGCACCGCCCAAGGCGACAGTTCTTGCCCAGAAGCCAGAATTGCGTCGCCCGCGGTGTTGGCATCACGGCTATGTCGTAAGGAATACGATCTATGAGCGATGATGCCAAGCCAATATCGGCCGCCGAACAGATTTCTGAAAATCTCGACAGGCTGATCGAGCGCTGGTGGGCCGATCATTTTCCGGGTTCAGCGGTCGCCCGCGACACTGCGGCGTGGAACGTGGCGCACGCCGCCAAAGAAACTTTGAAACACCTGCTCGGTTCCGCCCGGGTATCGCCCCCGACCATCGCGGACAAGGATTGGCAAAGGAGTATCTGACAATGCAGCTGAGCTTTGGTTCGGGCGCACTTTGGGGCGAACGTACCGACCTGACAGGTTCGGGAATTGGCCCGCGCCAGTTCGGGGTTCTACAAGATATTCAGATTGATTTCGATTGGACTGACAAAGAGCTTTACGGACAGGTCCAGTTTCCCGTGGCGATCGCCCGCGGCCAAGGTAAAATCAGCGGAAAGGCGAAGTTTGTCCAGATCCTTGGCTTGCTGTATAGCGATATATTCTTTGGGACGGCCGCGGCGGCTGGACAATTCGCGATATCTGAACTAGAGGCTGCGGTGGTGCCAGCGACGACCCCATTTACGGTAGCGGTCGCCAACGCGTCGAGTTACAATGATGATCTTGGAGTTGTTTATGCCACGAACGGCAAACGCTTCAATCGCGTGGCAACCCCATCTGCGGCAGGCCAGTACTCAGTAAATTTTGCCAGCGGCATCTATACGTTCGCTGCCGCCGACGCCGGCGCGGCCGTGTTGATTTCCTACACGTATGGCACCGCCGCAAGCGGCACCAAATTGACGCTGACCAATCAATTAATGGGAACGACGCCGACATTCAAGGCGACTTTTTATACGACGTATAATGGTGAAGGCACGGCACTGCGTCTCAATGCGTGCACTGCCAACAAGCTGTCGCTGCCGACTAAAATCGACGACTGGACAATCAATGAATTGGATTTTATGGCATTTGCCGATGCCTCCGGAACTATCGGCTATTTGAGCACTGTTGAGTAACGATGCCGGCGGCGGCGGAACTTTGGGGAGACAGCGATGATTCCCGGTATTGCAATTACGATGGGCGATCGGGAATGGACCATTCCGCCGTTGACGCTGGGTCAGTTGCGCCGGCTGATGCCCAAGGTTCGCCAACTCTCCGATATCAATGCGCAAATAGGTGAGACCCAGATTGCAGTTATGGTCGAGATCGTCACGGCGGCCTTGCAGCGAAACTATCCGGATATCACAGCCGAGACCGTCGAGAACCTACTCGACCTCGGAAATTCGGGGCCGGTGCTCACCGCGGTGCTGACGGGTTCGGGTCTCAGACCGCCAGGACTTGCCTCGGGGGAAGCGATTGCCCCCGAGCCTGGCTCGGGGGCGAGCATGCTAATTCAGGCGAGAATTGGGGAGACCTCTATGGCCTCCTCGCAACCGCTTGCGGATACAGCTACCCGGTAATCGATGCGATGACCCTCTTCGAGGTAGAAGAGCTCACCTGTTATTGGACAGACCATCCGCCGCTTCACCTCTTGATTGCCGCTTATCTCGGGAAGCAGCGAGGCAAACCAGCGGCC